TTTTGAAGGTTCTTTGTTTGTGAACAGATCAACTGCAAAATCTAACCCAAGTGAACTTTCAGAAACAAGAATATCTTTTATATCTTCGGCAGGACTTGTCATTTCTTTATCATTGCATTTTCCTTAACTATTTCAACTATCTTCCCTGTACTTCCTGCAATAGCTTCTTCCAACCATTTTGGGCCTGACCCGGGGCGTGACCAATTCTCTGGGGGGACACCAACCATCTCATGTACAAACCCTGCATAATTCATCGTGTATCCCATCATAAGGAATTCTTTACTATCGTTACTCATTGTTCTTACTTCCCCTTGTGCCTGTGTTAAATTAGTTTGGTGGTCAATTAAAAACTCTGCTGCCTTTGGCCCTCGGAATTGTTTTGAACCATACCCGACAGGAACTTTATCTTTTGTTACAACAAACCAACTTGCACGTAAATTACCATAATCAACAGGAGTGAGAACATTTCCAGGCTTTTCTGTTTCTTGTCGCACATGTGCAGCAGCACGAATAAGTCCTCCCATAGTTGCACCTTCAACCCTGTCAAGTTCTTTATTAAGGTTTGCCATAACGGCTTCCATTCCCTTTAAATACTGTGCCCCACCACTTGTGCCCGGATGTTTGCCTCTCATATCTATGTCAATAAAGGTGTTAACCATGCCCGTCTTACATACCCTCCTGATTTATCTAAAGAAGGATATTTCTCAAATCTTCGTATCATAAACGCCCCTTCAATATCTTCTGGGCTGTCAACTACTCCTGAACTTGAATCCCCGTAAAGATCATAAAGGTCATCAAGAGTTCCCAAATACAACATCCCCTTTTCCTCAACGTCCTGTTCCAAGTACACTATTGCTCTTGAAGATACCTGATCTGCCGTGTTGTCTGTTTTGAATAGTACCTGTGTCTTTTCTTCCCATCTACAATCAAGTTCAACAGGATCAGCATAAGTTCTATCACCCCGCCCACTTTCAACAGGTGATCCCCAATACACACAAGTTTGGGAACAAAGCCTACTTATCATTGATTCAATACTCATTAGTCAAAGGATTTTATTGCTTCAATAGTTGCTGATCTCTTACCATAATTTGCAAACTTGCCTGTTACATCAAGTGTAAGTACCATCTGCCCATACGGAGTTGAAGAAAGTCCCTGGCTCCAATACCCCGTGTATTTAACAGAAGCCTCACCAAGTTTCTCCTCACTTGTGGTACGGTGTATTGTACTTGCAATCATGTGTGCCGACAACCACCGTTCAACTTCTTTGAGCATTGTAGTTGTCATGGTCGTATCTGATGCATATACACTTGATACCATCTCATTTGCAGCACCAATAAATACATTAACTATGGGATCACTTGTAGTACAAGAATCCATTATTTGTTTTACTTCTGCTGCCGTTACCCTGTTAGCCATTGTTACACCCCTTTCTTTTTACATCCCCAGAGCAGGGAATCAATAAATGTTAATGCTTCACTTTTCCAAGGCAAACCAAGCCATTCACAAAGCTCGTGTAATTGCCTGTAATCCCCGTTTATCATTCTTTCAGGCCAAATAACTTTACAATTTAACCCTTCAGTAATCATGGCAACCATTCGTTTTTCATATTCCCTTGTCATCCACAACCAACCCTCTTCTTCTGATTCCACATCAGCCTTTATTCTTATATCCTTATCCTTGAAAGCTGTCATAAACCCTGTTTTTACGCAGGAAGTTATAATATCACTTGTTTTGCGCCTTACAATAACCCACTTGGCATCAGGATAAGCATAATTCCAAACCGGCCACATAAGGCAGAGCCTTGCATCCTTATACATCCACTCTCCCCCTTTATACCCCTCTTCCTTCAAAATTGTTTCAATCCTGTCCTTCCAATTTGTAGGGATACTCAACATTTCCTTTTCAGGTAAAGGATACTGCCCTGCCTTATCAAAGCCGTGTCGTTCAAAATATGGTTTAACAAGTGTTTCCCGAATCTGTATATTCTCAAACATCTTACTGTGCCTGCCTGTCATTGTACCACCAAAAGCACCACAAAGATTGACAGCAGCAGCTATCATCGAACTTCCACTTCGGGGCATACCTGTTATAAATATTTGTGAACTCATAATTTCTTAATGTCTTTTATAGAACACTTTGGGATTTGCATAACCCCACAAACTTTGTTGTCATCATTAAAAGTATGACATAATGATATGCTTGTTTCAAAATCAGTTACAACGTAACCTACCGTGTGACAAAGTGTGGGGTCTTTAACAGCATCCTCAATGACTTCATAACTCATCCAAGGATCAATACTAAACGCGTCCCACCACTCTACCTGAATAAGTTCACCTTTCGTCATAACGTTTCAGTTTAAAATCGTTCCTGTTAAATTCACCCCATTTCGGGTGTACCATCCACGCACTCTGTGAAGGTTCAGCATGTCTGCCGTTCTGATGATCGTAAGCATCCGTCCCGCTAACTGAACCACCACAACTGTAAAGGGCAGAATCAAACGGGGTGTGAAAGTGTCCGTGTATGATTTTATTAAAACCTATTTCCTTTGCCCTCATAATATCATCCATTATAATAGACTGGCGAGCCATAGCTTCTTTTGCAGCTTTGCGTTCCACACCATACCAGGGAATACCCATCCATGCTTTGATCGTGTGCCCGTGTGTGATAAGATAATTCCTTGTACTAACCTGAATTACTTTCTCACTCATGGTATGAACATTAAAATCAATATTCTTATGCTTTTCAAGATAGGCTTGCATAAGTGCTGCAACAAGATACCCATAAGAATTTAACCCCGCCTCTTTTGCCTGTGGTTTCTTTGTGAGCCTTGAGTGATTATCCTCTGTAAGAAAATCAACAATTACCACTTCAAAATACGGGGCAAGCAGTGCCAATTGCTTTGTATATACCTTTGCAATTTCCACAACCTGCTGAGTTACGGGGAAAGCATTTGTTACTCGGAGTTCGTCATGGATATCACCTGAAACCAGATCACCGGTATAGATAACATGGCACTTTTTAATGTTATATATTCCCCGGTGCAAAGATACCCAATCAATATAACTTTGGGTAAACCCAAGAATACGATTTTCACATATCTTGGGGTTATAAGCATTGAAGTTTTCAATCTCATCAGCATCTTGAACAGCCCCCATGTGAGCATCCGTGTTCTGCATAACCGGGACTATTTCTGTTTCTGAAACTTCACTATGATGCCTGTACACCTGATTAAACACCGATTTAATAGGTGCAATAGGAGTAACACAGGAAGTTACACGGTTGAAGAATACTTCAAGTTTACCGTGATCTTTACGATACCCTTTAAGAGCTTCCTCTTTCTCTTTCAGTTCACGGTGCAGTTGTTGTACCTGCTCATCGTGCTGAAATTTTAATTGATCTTCACTTAGAAATTTTGCTGTCATTGTAATACACCCTCATTTTTAAGTTTCTTTATAGATTCAACAGAACCATAATATACAGTACCATCAACTTTTCCTTTATATTCTTTAAGTTCAGGTCTGCTTATAGCATCCCTGTAACGGGGTTTGCCATAAAGTCCGAGTTCCCGTAAAAGCTGTCCCTCTTCTACAAACTTACTGCTGGGGATAGCCTTTACATAACTGAATATCATGAAGAACATGTCGTGCTTTCTTCTCAACTGTTCCTCTGTCAATATAATTGTTGGTGTTTTCTTTACTTCCTGCACAACAGGCTTTTCAACTGTATAAACTTTGTTATACTTCTGAAAATTTGGGAGAGTTTCAATCGGGTAAACATCATACTTCACCGTTGATACAATTGCGTTGTATTTTTGTATTACCCCCCCACTTCTGCGAATATAATCATATACAGCCCCATGAGGAAGCCCAAATGTGCGTTCTGCTTCCCCATAAGATTCTTTCTCATCAAGAAACTTTCCTGTACTCAACTCATACAAATAGGTTTTAATCGCTTGTTTCATACTCTTTGTTTTTAATTAGATTTATATTGGTTGACAATTTCACTTCTGTATTTTAACTTCTGTATCCTGTTTGTTGTTCTTATCAATTGGTTCGGGTGCCTCCTGTAATATGCTAATGTGGTGGGGCAATACCCTATTTTTAACCCTGCCTTTAAACACCTCAAATTGAATTCATATTCTTCAAAAGATTGCACCTTTGGGGATTCGTTGAACAGACCAACTTTATCAAATACACTTCTTCGGTACATCAACGTAGCCGAATGAATTGTATTCTTTCTCACCAAACTCTGTAATGTCGGATGCGTTATCAAAGGCTTCCATAATCCCTGTGTACCTGACGTCATGTTCAACTGAACAGCATTGCCGTGAATAAAATCTGCTTTCTGATCCTCTATTGCCCTTATCGAATCCTGTATGCAGGTAGGGGTTAACATGTCGTCCTCATGTAAATATTTAATATAAGCCCCTTCTGCGCTGTTTAAAGCCTTATTAAAGTTCTGCGGCCAATTCCCTTCACCCTGGCTTAAAAGTAGCTGTACGTTGTCTGGAACGCTTGCAATGGCATCTTTTAACCACCCCCTGTCTATTTTATAAGGAATTATAACCGTAGCATCCCTTTTTTTGCTTTCAACTTCAAATTCTGTCTGCCGGACATATCTTTTTACCCAAGCAAGGCTTAATGAAGATTCTGCGGCATCAAATATTCTCGGCTTGCCGTGAAAACATACAAGGTCTGCATCTTCAGGAACAGGGTTAAGAACAATTTTTGTTTTTGGCTTAAAATCATATATTGTTGTTGTAAGTTGTTGCCAGTATTTATCAGGTGTGATTACTTTGCGTAAAAACGCATCCATCCTGAATCCCTGTGCCATTGAACTATTGTGCCATGCTTCCCACACCTTTTTCAGCTTTTCAGAGTTAGCGGGAAACCACACAAGACCGGTTGCCAATTGATCTTTCTGCCAAAAATCCTCAAGAACAATAAATTGGCTTTCATCCTCTACAAGCCTAAATATATTTTCAAGTGACTTTATAACTACTGTGTCAAGATCAACATACAGGAAAGGTCGGTATTGTTCCATTTCAGGGGAGTACAACTGCATCCTCGACCAAGTACCTTTGTAGTTGTTTGTAAGAGGTATAATTTCAATATTACCAAGATCATACCGTTCTGTTGCCTGATCCCACAAACAAACAATACGTGGCCTGTCAGTTGACTGCCATTTGCCCTGAATGTGCCTTGTTATAAGTTCCACATCCCTGAAAGCAAAGTCGCCTCCTGATTTTAATACCAATACTATTGTACGTTGTTTGCCCATAATTAAAATTTTGCGTGATAATCTTCAACCGGAACTTGCCAATCTGAATTAGAATAATGCCTTCTTAAATATGATTCAATGTCATTTGGGGCGTTGTACTTCTGCCCGTAAAATAAAATCTTTGAAAACCCACGATCTATTTGCTGTGCAGACATAAAATACCGTCTTCCTGACCTGTACTGATTTTCTTTCTTTTTAAAGAACCAAAGGTCAATATAATCATTTTTATACTGAAATGCCCTTATATGTGTTTTCTCATGCCATTCACGGGTGTATTTAAGTCCGTACATTGCAAAATACCCGTCATTGATAAGCTCCATTATTTTCTCATTATACTGCTCTAAAAGCCCTATATCAACATCAGAATCGTGCTTTATAAAGTCCTTTTCCCTATATGCTCCCAAAAGAGTACCAAAAATAAGAAAGAATGGAATTTCGTAAAAATCTAAGATTTGCTTGACTACCAACAGCAAATATACAGAAAAAACAGGATGTATAGCATTGTACGTCTGTTTTTCTTCTGCTCTTGTACCCCTTGTTACAATTTCGCCCTGTTTTCGTGCAACAATACGTATAAGAACGGGGTCTTCATCATTATAAACTGACAATCCTTTTGCTTCTTCAACATATACCAACTCAAAATTAATTCGTCTTAACTTATTCTTTAATTCATCCAAATTAATAAGTCTGCGGTAATGTGTATCTATCTTCTTTTCAATCTTGCCTGAATCACTTCTTGTTTCAATAAATAAAAGTCCTCCCGTTTTTAATACCTTGTGACTGTTTATGAGAATATAATCTTCCAGGTGTTCAGGAACAGCATGAAACACAAACCGGCAATACACATTGTCAAATTCACAAGTAGTTCCAAATTTGGGAACTTTCTCAAGCAGGTTGACAGTTTCGTAATCAAAGGAAACTACATTTAATCCTTGTTCTGTGAAATACTTTGAATCCCTGCCGTTACCACAACAAACATCCAAAAGGGATTCCCCTTTGTTTATATATGGCAAACAAAACCGTGCAAAATTAGAAGGATGCATAGTTACCCCCTGTGCATTGTACTGTTTCCAATACTCAAGACTATATTGTTTGTTCTTCTTCATTCAAATACTGTAAGTAGGTCTTTATGTGATTGTTCAAAATCAATAACAACAGGCCGTTTAATATACAGTGCATCCCCCCAAGTTTGCCTTTCTTTTGATGCCTTTGAATCTTTTGTTAGCACACGTACAAACCCGTAAGGCTTTAAAAAAGCATCCAGTTCTTCTACCCTGCAACACCCTTTGTAAACTTCTTCAAAGTTAACCTCAGTATAAATAATATCAACGGTTCTTAACGTTTCTATTGCCCCTTTAAATACTTCAAGCTCATACCCCTGTACATCAATATTTATCATATTGAACACAGAACGATCAAAGATGATACTGTCAAGCCTTGTCATACTGACAGTTTCTTTTCCTGAAAATTTAATTTGTGGATGCAATTCAAGATGTGTTTTGGGTGCAAGAAAAGAACAACTCTGCCCTTTTACTTTTTCAACAAACATCTGTTTCAAACCGGTTTCATTTCCAAGAGCAATGTTGTATGTTTGAATCCCATCTTGCTTTGGTACTGTACTGATGAGTTTCCTATAATTGCTCTGCACAGGTTCAAAAAATATCATGTTATTAATCCCTGCTTCAAGGTAATCACTATACTCCCTACCATCAAAAGCACCTATATGGAGTACCCCTGTTGGTTTGAGTTTATACTCGGTCAATATCTGTTTTAATTGCATTAACATACTATCCATTCTTCAGGATCAAAAATTTCATTTTCCCTGTTCCATGCTTTCTGCCTTACCGCACATTCAAGTTGCTCTTTGGGACATACAACAATTTTATCGGGGTTGTCGTTAAGATGTGCTGCCCACCAGGAATAAGAGCTCCGACTTATTATCTGATTCTTGCAAGATCGCATCAGTTCAAAATCCAAATACTCGTTTAAATGAATAAACCGGGCATTTGTAAAATTTGCTTTACACCACCCAATATCATCACTAAATACAAAAATATCCCCCCTGACGTATTTTAAAGCCCTCTGATAGTATTCTAAGGGTAAAACAGGAAAACCATCAAGTTGAAGGTAATCCCCCCTCCTAACATGTATTGCTATCGAATTAGAGGCATTTTCAATCTCTTTGCGTGCTAACAGGAAATCCTCTGTATAAAATTCTTCTTTAAGTTTGAATTCCTCTTTGAGTGCAGGCAGTACCTTTTCAGAGTATGCAGGGTATTGCCAATACCCACTAAAGTAAAAGCCGTCCATCAAAAGAAATGTTTTGTTAAATCCCTTTTCATGTACTGCCCTGCCGGGTTGACGTTCCCCAAAAGCAACTGTTGTTTGGAATTTGTCAAGAATATAATTGCGGTTTGAATTCTTTGCTGCAAGGGTATTATACCAAGCCTTATCAAAACACACCTTTTTTCCTTCTGCCATTTGTGCCTTGCCAAAAGCGTATTGGAATAACTGATTCCCTAAACCACCACAAAGTTTAATTGTGTTCATTGTTGCTATTAATAAATTCTTTCAAACTACATTTTGGAAATTCTTTAATCATACTATCGGGGCAACAGTTTATGATTTCTATTCCCCGCCTTTTAGCATCTTTTGAAATCTCTGCAAACCCCCTTAAATGCCTTTCAAAAGGCAAACTACGTGGACGTTTCTTAGTTGTATCAACACCCGATTTCTTGTTATATACACTGTGAAACCATTGCCTGTTATCAGAATTGAGCTTCATATCAAAACCGAGAAGAATGATTCTCTTTGCACCTGCGTTTGCAGCTATACTGATTGCTGCTGCACCGGAGTTGCCATTCCAACTTGCCATTTTGGGGTTGTCACTTATACCCCGTGAATGATGCCTGTCACGTGCTGTATGCTTCACCCAATTAGTTTTTTCTATTGATGGGTGGCAAGATACTTTAAGACCGGGGAATTTTGCAAGCCCTTGCTGATGTTTCAGGAAAAAGCCACTGTCACCAAAAAATACAATATCTATCCAATCCCCGATAAGATAGGCTACGTTAATGCCAATAACATGCTTGTCATGTAAATACGACATATAAGGGGAATATGCACTCAAAGGGGATGCCCCTGAAAGAACTGCCTGTGCAACCTCAGCAGGAATATCAAACTGCTGTATTACCGATGGGCCACCCCCCAATATATAAACATCACCACCATCCCATATATTTGGAACATACCATGTCATGCCATCAGGTTTTGAATTAGTTTTTCAGCAGCTTCTTTAGGCAAGCCTTTCTCATTTATTTTCTTGCCATTGACATCATAAATGTCCCACCATTCAGTATTGTCCCGTTGCCGTGTAGTATAAATAGGCTTTGCACCTTTTATATCTTCCTGAATAACTTTTGCCCTTTCATTGGGCCACATTGCAACTGCACCATCGGCAGGAACAACCAAATCCCTTGCCGTTTCGGGAATATCTTCGGGGTATGCTTCAAATTTCTGCCCCGGTTTAATTATCCTGTTGTTTAAGCGGAGAGAACCCCCACCTATTTTTTTATACCTTATCTTCTTAGGAGTTTCCTGTACTTGTTCCATGATTAGTAAAAGTTTTTAAAAAAATAACTACTTGATTAGTAGAAAAATCATAATTCTTTACGACAGTACAACAATACCGCACTTGCCGTTCTGATCTGAACGAATCTGCGGAACCTGTATTGCCATTACTTTGTATTTTGATACCATTCCAAACTCCTGCTTTTCAGCAACAGTTGTAAGGCCAAATCCGTTTACAAGACGAACTGTTTCCTTCTTCATTTCAACAAGAACAACAGTATCATCTGCAAGTTTGTCAATGACTTTGATGCCACTGATACCGGATATTGCAAGAATTCTTTCCCTTATAGTTTTACCTGGGGTAGTCTTGTCATAATCCTGATCAAGTACAACTTCATAATCTGTGCAGATATAAAGCTGATACGGGCCATAATGATAAGCGGCGATAGCTGCCTTCTTCATGTTAAGAACATCATTTATGATTCCGTCTGCTGTTTTTGCACTGGCATCCCAAGCTGTACCAAGAGAAACGGTATTCCTGTCAGGGAAGTTTACATAACTGTAAATCTTATTTCTGTCCCTGTCATCCTTAGTTCCGTAACCATAGGTAACATTGGTAAAAAGCATATCTTCCTGCTTCTCAAGAATCTTGCGTGCTGCTCTTTCTGCAAGAGTTGTATCAAGCGGGTTGCCGAGTTTGCGGCTTGCCTCAAGATGCCTTGTGTTGATTTCATAATCAACATGAAGGATCGGTATAGGCAGATAGTTGGTCTGAAATTTCAGAGCATCATTCTTTCCACGTGTTACACCGTCCATAGTAAGTTCAGCAGAAAGTGCATCACTTACATCATGCCATTCGAGAACAGTTGTTCCCATAGAGTTGCCAAGGTTATAAGTAAGTCCCTTGTCAAGCAAATCCTGTACTCCACCAAGCCTCTGGCGAGATACATCCATAAGTGCTGCATCAAGCTGTTTCCACTCATCCCTGCGCAATGTAGAATTCACATTCATGGGCAGAGCGTTGATACAAAACTCTTTGTAACTCTCAGGCTTTTTGGGATCACCACCAACATACGAATTGACGTATATTTTGTTGTCTGCACCAAGATACGGGCGACTTCTGCCAATATCAAAGCTATCCCCTTGTCCAAAATAATTAACATTTACATCCATTGTCTTTCCTCCTTTTTAACGTTACACAATCCTAACCCTTATAAATTGCCTTACAGGGGTATCACTCGAACCGGCTGCCGAAAGACTTGAGAGTTCAAGTTTCTCAAGAGCCTGTGCAACAATCTGTAAAGGATAAACAACGTCAGCGGCCTGTGAAGAAACTTCCACATTGGTCACTTTCTGTAAATATCCTGCACCATTAGATTCAAGGAAATCACCTATTGCAATTTCCTGCTCATCTTCAAGCTGAGCATATACCTGATCCCCACGCTGAGGTATCCAAACCTGTACCTGATCACCTGCTGCGTAAGCATCTTCAATTCCCTTGCCCTGAAGTTTATCTTCTACTGCAAACATAACAAGGGCATTCCCCCCCTCTGTGGCATGTTTCTTTATCGTTTCATAGCCATTACGAGGTTCTACCAACATACCCGGAGAAAGGGCTTCATAAGCCTCATATTCTTCAAATACGTTTCCGTAATTTTTGATAATAACTGTGTTGTAACTCATCTTCTTTTCCTCCTTTTATAATTATTTCTTTTCAATTTCAATTCCGGCAGGATAAAGAGGCCCACCGCTTTCACTCGTATGAGTAACAGGAGGTGTTCCACCGTTCATAGAATAATCAACAACCTCTTTCTTCGGTATTGCATTAAACAACACTTTGAGATTATCGTCACTCATCTTACCAAGCATTTCTTCGGTAACACTATCTTTGGTAGCATTGCCAAGAATACCTTTGATCCAACCTTCACGCCTTTCCTTCAGTTGTTCCTTGCCAAAAGCAAGTGCAGCCTGATCTTCAGGAGCAAGTTTATTTACCTCGATGACCTTCTCAACCACTTTCTCGACTTCCTTTACCTTCGGGGCAATTTTATCAAGAGCGGCTTCAGAAAGATCATTCAACCATTCCCTGTCAGCTTCGACAAATCCCAGTTCGGCATTGCCGAGAAGGGCATCTATCTTTGCGACACATTTAGGGCATTTGTTTTCTTTTGCCATCTTTACGTCTGTTTTATTATTACTATTAAACCTTGTTCTTATAAACTCTGTATTGCTACCAAGTTCAACTTTCTCTGTATTCGCATGTATTCCGCATCCGTCTTCGAGACTGCAAGCACCTTTCCCGCCGGGCAAGAGGGCCAAGTGATCTGGTCTGTGGTTGTATGCTATTCCTTTATATTGTTCACCATTATATTCACCTTCTGTCATGTCATTTTCAGTAAACATACCCAAACTAACTTCAATCGGTTCGGAATTGTTTATTGATTCAAGAGTTTCAACAGATATGGCATTTAATTTATCTTCGTCAAGCCATGCTTCTGCCCTTAACTCTGTCCCCTGAACATTGGTATTATATACCCTGCCAACAACACCATGATCTGCAATTTCAGGAGAATTGGCAGATACCGGCTCACCTTCAATTTCAGGATGGAATATTACAACAGGTATCCCATTCCATGATTCAGGGAACTTGCCGAGTTCAGCAATAGAGTGGAACAATGCACCCTGAGAACCGTTATGAACACCCTCTACCATCATTACAACAGGTACTACCAAATATGGCTTTTCCTGATGAACAACAATCTTCACTTCATACTCCTGTGGCGTTTTGTACTTGTATGAAGAATATTGTCCCTTTGCACTATTGGCGTTTACGACACCGTTTGCCTGTTGAATTGCTTTTGCAGCACATTCTTCTTCTGTCCCGCCTTTTGCAAGGCATTTTTTAAGTACAGCATTGGCAATTCTGCGCCATTGAGCCATCTGCTTAGAAGTAAGCCCCTTTTTGTGCTTCTTTACATCATCATCTGTTTTCCAAGGCATTTTCTTTCCTCCTTATACTATTGGTACATATTTAGTTTTCCGTTTGCTTGTAATTCTCCAACCACACTTTGAGCAATTATAAATATATGCCCTTGCCCTTGAGTTGGTAATATATTTCATATCTTCCCAATGCAAATGATACCGCTCAATACAAGTCCCGCAATAAAGATGTCCTGTAAGAGCAACACCACCAACTGCCTTATCACTTGCAGTAGGAGTAAGAACAGGAAAATCAGCGTATGTAACTTGCATTGTCAATGACATATCTATCTATATTTTTGAATATCCTCTATATATGGCAGCCAAATGCACCTGCAATTTGGATGAAAACCAATCATCCCGTGTGCTTCTTTTAGTGAAAATACTTTCCCTTCCATCGGGGCGCATTTATCACAAACCCTGTCATCTTTTGCCGTGCTCCACTCCGCTAATGTATTAACCCCATAAATTCCCCATGCTTCAAATTCCTGCAATTGTGCTTCCGCAAAAGCAGAAATCATTTCAGTTCTTGCAATAAGTTCTGCCCTTCTTGCAGCAGGAATAAAACGCCCAAGTTTATCAGTTACTCCAAGAACAGTTGCATCAACACCGTTGATAACACTTACTATCCTTCTTGCCATTTCCCTTGAACCTATGCCCTCTATCATGCCATCTGCCATGATCTGTGCTATCTTGCCTGACATATCCCCAAGAACTGTTTGGAGTTCAGTATATACCTTAGAATAAAGAATAGCAACAGTGTTGGCATGAAAGGTACTTCCCATCACAACTTCTATCCCACCTGATTCTGCAATAGTTGGTATTTTCATACCCCCTGCTATCATATCTATCCTTGCTCTCTGAACACCTCTTTGGTAAGCATCATTGATATACTTGTTAAGCCAAACGCCGTACAACTGCCCTATATTTTGAAACGATCTTGCTTCTAATATACCATTGTCAATTTGCTTTTGAAGCCAAACAAGAAACGCTTCTATCTTTTCAACATCGGTCATAAAAGTAAATTCCCCTGTATTTGCCGGTGTCATTTGATTGTTCTGCAAAGTATCAAGCCCAAAACAATTATTAACATACACACTCTCAATAACAACAGAAACAAGTTCATTGAAACGCTTTGCCATATTTTTGGCAAAAGTATTTCTCAGAACTGTCGTGTGTGACGGATCATAACTATTCTTGGCCTTATGTGT